AATGAAGGAGACTTGTCTCCGACCCAACTTGGTATCCTCGGCGCTCTCGGAGCGTCGAAACTGTAGCCGTCGTGAGACGCCTACCACTCATAGGTGTTAAACTATGATTCCCTTAGATGGATCAGGAGATTCCATATGTATAACGACCCCCAGTCTGTAACGATCAATGCCGTTGCGAAGTCGATGCCCCGTCAGGGGACCTCTTCGCCGGACCGTATCGGCACGTTTAGCACTCCAGAAGGAGACTTTACGTTCGATGTCCGACAGAACAAGACTAACAACCGTTTTCGTCGTGAGGTTCGCCTCACTCAGAAGAAGGTTGCACCGGATCCGATTACCGCTATCAATAAGGAAATTTCAACTTCCGTTATGATTGTGGTTGACGAACCCCGGTGGGGCTTTTCCGACACTGAGCTCGGCTATTTGACGGCCGGGATCATCGCTTGGTTTACCAATGCGAATCGGGATAAGCTCCTGGGTGGCGAACTGTGATGTTTCGGGTTCTACTAAAGGCAATCGCCCCGGTAGCGCTCGAGGTCGCTGGCACTCTCGTGACAACGATTCTGGTTGAACTTCGTAAGAAGATCAACTAGAGCATACAGTTCTTATACATGTGGACGGTTTTGTTTACCCTAAGATTTGAAAGGGATACAATGAATATACCGACCACGCTCCTTCGACGGGTCTTACTCGATGTAAGACTGCAGTCATTGGACACCATCGACTTGGACTACAGAGAAATCTGTAGTCGCTATGAACACGAGGGTATGAGTTTCTTAACGATAACTCTGCCCCGGCTTGACGACGCTCTACTCAAAGGGCTGTCGACAGGTGGCGTAACGCGAGACGACTTTGTGGGCTTTCGTCCACACAGGCGTAACGGAAGTCTCCCGGCATTGCTGTCAGGTTTCTTCTTACGTGTGTTCAATTGTGATGGATCTATCAAACCCACACCGGACGTAGATGCAATATTTGCAATCCGACAGGTCTCACGCCTCTTTAAAAAGGTCGAGTTACCCTGTTCGGACCAGCGTATTAAGGCTGCCTATGAACGGTATGTATCAGTTGATAGAGAGGTGGACTGGCGTGCCAATTGCGATACTTTGGATGTTCCTCTTTGGAGGAGCATCTGCGGCATCCTTTGGTCCGATCTTGAAGAGACTTCGGCGCACTTCTATTGTGCTCCAGGTATCTTTGGGAACGGGGCTACCGCGGAAAAGACTAAGCTCAATGAGCGAAGTTCGATTCTCGAGTGGCCAGAACGAAGTGAGGGTTCATTTCCTTCTTCGTTCCACGCTGTTGTCCGTGAAGATAGTGATCATCTCGCGAAGATCACGTACCTTCCCGAGTGCAACGAACGACCCGTGAGGGTCGTTCAAGTCCCTAAAACCCTTAAGACTCCTCGTACTATCTCGGTGGAACCTAGTTACATGATGCTAATGCAGCAATCTGTAGCGAAGCCACTGATGTCGTATCTGGAATCGAAGCGATTCGGTTTCAGGTCCATACGATTTGTTGATCAATCGATCAACAGAGACCGTGCGAGGATTGGGTCAATAAATGGTAGTTTAGCTACTATCGACCTTAAAGATGCCTCTGACCGAGTCGATTTAGACTTGGTAAAGAACATTTTTCAAGGTCCGTGTCCTACGTTCCTGGATCTAATCCTGGATTGTCGTTCACGTAAGGCCCAATTGCCCGACGGCACCATGGTAGAACTGAATAAGTTCGCCTCAATGGGTTCAGCTTTGTGCTTTCCCATAGAAGCCATGGTGTTCTTTACAATCGTGATGTACGCACTCGTGCGTAGTTCGGGTAAGTTACCATCCAGGCGTCTCTTGCTACACATCGCAAAAGACGTTGCTATCTACGGTGATGATATTATCGTAGATAACTCGATGGCCCCATGTGTCATGGAGAGCTTGGAAGCCTTTGGGCTCCTTGTTAACC